TCGTTCATCAGAGTGTGTTTAAAGACAACTCGAGATTCGATAGAATTATGCTTATCATGGATTGCATTCGTGTACTCTTTTCGAAGCCCAGGCCGATTGTCGATAGCGTAAATATGTTCGATCGTCGGATAGTTATCCATCATGTACTTTGCAGTATGTGCCAGTCCGGCAATAGTCATGAATCCTTCATTCATGATAAAATACCGAACCGGAACATACTGAGCATCGATGCCGGCAAGACCATACAGAATAATCTGATTTGTTTTCATCTTTCTATCCTCCATCAGAACGGACAATCCTCTTCGGGGTGTTCTTCCTCCGCGTACTCTTCCTCAAAACGATCAATATCCTGCACCACGCGAATAGACTGCAGATATGCAGTTCGACCGGCCTTGCCATTGACGTTCCAGTCGTACGGACGAATATCCATATCGATCTGTCTCATGCTGATGTGATCGAGCATACTCACACTATCCTCATCAAGGCGGTTCATCCGCTTCCCAGTCACAAGATATACCTTCGGGCCATAGTCATTAAACTTGACCTTAACCGGAAGATACATGAACGGATCGTCACCCTCTTCACGAGGGGGCTTAATGTGAACATTCCAGCCATCGCCAATAAGTTCATCTGCGAGCTGGCGGTCCGGAATAATCAGAGCAAAGTTGCGATCGCCTTCACGATTATACTGAGAGGGAGCTCCGCTGAAATTCTTGTAAGTGATTCTAGCGTCGTCGATCTGAAGGATATCTTTCGGTGCAAAAGTAATTTCCATAATAATTTTCTCCTTTGAATATGATTTTTGATAAATTATCTCACGTCAAAAGGCGTAGATTCATCCCAAGGTGCATCGGGACTATCCCATGGTGAAATGTAAGGATCATCAGAGACAAACCACTCGAAGTCGCCGTATTTAGAAATTGTGTCGATTGCGTCGTCGACAAGCTTGTCATAATAAGAACGATCAATATCACCCTGCTTATTAGACGTCCGTACCATCTCAGACTCAAGCCATCGATAGCCTTTAGCGCCAGTTGCTGAAGCGTACTTGATGTTGCCATCTTTATCCTTGGCTTCTCGGAGAAGCTCACCGCCGCCGCAACCAGGCTTAATCGGGCAGAACAAACCAACTTTGCCGATGAATACCCTATTGTGCTCGCCCTCAGGAAGGCCTTCGTTAATGTCTAAATATAAAGATGTGCTTACCGATTTAGTCTCGCACATGTCCTCGAACTGGATGGGCTCGTGGCTAAAGAGCTTCTTAAAGACATAGGGCACCTGGAACTGAGTGCCTGTTGCAGTCCATTCGCCGGCATGTTTACCATCTTTGAACTTGCCAACGTACACAGCGTCATTAACCAAGCAGTACTTCTCAAAGTTGGCCTCCGTCTCAAACGTGTATCCGTATTCTTTACCAAAGCGGATAACAAAGTTCTGAATATCCTCATTGGCATCTGGGATCTTGATCGAATCGGTCTTGATATGGCAAACCTTGAAACCATGCTTCTGAACTTCGCTCTTGAGAACTGTCATGAACAGAGCTCCACGCTTGGCGACAATATTATCGATATTGCGAGGATCTCTGAACGGATTCGCAAATGCTGCACTCGTAAGGCCATAGATCGAGTTGATGACGATCTTCAGAGCTTGAGCGAGGTCTGCCGCTTGCTCTTCATTCAAATATGGTTTGAGTGCACCGTCTAGCATCTCGCCAGCTAAGTCGAAGTCTTTATGCTTGATTGCCACACGTGCGTTGACAATGTCCTCGAATCGCTTAGTGAACGTCGGGCCGAAGACACGCTCGTAGATAGCACTGTGCGGATGCTGGCTAGCAATATCACCGTCCCATACTCCGCCGTACATACCAGGTTCAGAATATACTCGGCCACCTTCGCCAATAAGTTCAACTCTTGTATCGAGCTTGTCTTCTAGGATCTTCTCGATCTCATCATGGTCTCTAGGCCACACGAGCGAATGATCATGAATATAAATGGATCTTCCATGGTCGAACACATAACCAGGAAAGAACGGCATGATACTCCATCCATCTGGTAAAACTGTGCATCCATCTTTAGGATCGTAAATATCATATGTCGGAAGACCATCTTGATCAAAGATATGGAAGATGTAATCCGGACCAAATTTCTGACGATACTCGTCGTATTCAGTCCAGCTGACCGGCTTGGACAAATCTCTATAGTTGAACTCGCTCTGAGGTTTGCGGTTCTTACCAAATATAATCTTGGTAGAAAGGCTATTCGTCGTATCGTTGACAGAGACGTCCGTAATGCCGTGCAGAAGCCTTACCAGATCAACCTGAATCTTTCGTGCAACAAAGTCACCTTGACGAGCATTAAAGACCGCTTCCGTTGCAATAACATCGTTGTCGCAGTACTCAGCAACCTTCGGCCAAAGCTCTTCCGCGACCGGCTTATCCCAAGGCAGGCCAAGCTCCTGATGATGAATTCCCAGCTCAATCTCCCACTTCTTGAGAGACTGCTTCTTAGAACAGAAGTCGTATACATCTGTATATGAGACGTTATACGCTTCGCCAAAGAACGCTCCCTTTTCGCCAGAGACGATCTTCTGCGAGAGATTATAGAGCTGCTCATTCGTATACCCAATATAACGGGCGTACAAAATATGATTATCGTATCGTCGACAGTTGAAACCGACGAGACGGAACTTCATAAGGTCCTCGATCTCTCTAGGAGTCGGGTTAATCATTCTAACAACCGGCTTGCCTTCCCCTGCAAATTTCCAGTTTACAAGAAATAAGTTCGGGAACACCTCGACATCGTAGAACACGAGTTCTGCGTCTTCGTTTGGTTCCCCAGTAGAGGGTTCCTCCGATTTGAACTTCATCTTACTCGCAAGCTTGAGACAGTAATCTGAGTGGTTCGTACTGTTGGCTGCAAATGCTACGACTGCATTCTGCATGTCGCTAACATCATAATTCATGCCGCTTGCATATGCATCCTCAAGAATTTTGTAGATGAAATCAACATTCGGTTTGGTTCCTGCATGAACCTCTTTACTAATACATTTCTTAATGGTTGTTCGAAGACCTCTCTCAGTCTGAACAACCTCTTTATTAATCATTTTTTCTCCTTTCATTGGCAAACCCGAGCTAATCTGTGCAATTGGCAAGTTGTTGCATTTAGTAAGCTTTCTTCGAAGGGAGCTATTACCACTAAACACTTTGACTTCGATATCATCGTCGTAGACACTCTTGAGCATTGACGGATCACCTGTATAAATATAATGCAAGTGAATACCATTTCCGCTCTTGCTGAGTTCTGCGTATGTAGCCGGCCATTTACTAGCTGCTTCGAGGTTCTTATCAAAGCATTTATTGCCGGCTTCGTCTTTAATATCGAAGTCAATCACAATATGGTTTTCTGGGACTTTGACATAATGAAGCCTGGAAGTATCGAGATCCGCAAGCACTGTAGTGACATTATCCCACTTTTTATACGGAGTTCCTTTTGAGCTACCGTATTGAGCCGGGCATTCGGCACACTCCTGGTCAAATATAGAATTGTATTCGCCGAACTGAATCCTATATTCCTCGTGCTTTGGCTCTTTTTTCTTCTTGATCTCGAACTTCTCCGTCTTAAACCCACTATAATAATTCTTGATAATAGGGCCATCGTCAGAAGTAGCGGCTTCGGTGAAGTTCTTAAAATAGTTTTTAAGTTCTTCTTTGAACGTTCTCTGAGAGAATGGATATGGCACTTTTGCATCTTCGCAGTATACCTTATACATATCCCAGGCCGCTTTGAGCGTGGTTCCGTCTTGTTTCTTAAAAATATGATAGGAGTCAATAACAAAGTTATAGAAATCGTTAGAGGCTCCCATCATTAAAGTCGGAACGTAGTCATCATAGTACCCAGGATCTTCCAAATATACTTCTTGGCAATGATATGCAATGGCACCAAGTTCAAACTCGATTTGCTTCATTATGCGCCTGTACTCTTTCGGAGCGAGTTTGTTTCCCGTAGGTGTTACATCAATAAGTCTTCGAAGGAGGCCTGACTTTGCATCAGTAATCTTAACCGGCTTATTGGTACCCATGAACAGGAAGCATTTAAATCTGCTAGAATACGTTGACTTGAACTTCTCGTTAACCGTCATCAGCTCGTGAGACACCAAGCTGTTCAGTCTGGTGTTGTCTTCGATCTTGGACAGATCGCCATCGTGCTGGATAGCAACAAGAGGATTGGATTTGAATGCTTCTAGTGCAAAGGAACTATTGCTCGATCCGAGTGCTTTGGCGTCAAACACACAGTAATATCCATCGAACATCGCTTGAATTATGTTCAGGATTGTAGACTTACCTGTGCCTGCTGCGCCGTAAAGCACCATGAATTTTTGAATTTTCGTAGAGTCTCCGCAAACTATCGACCCAATTGCCCACTCGATCTTATGGCGCTCCTCTTCAGAATATAGTGTGGAGATCAGCTCATCATATGCTGAGATATCGCCAGGTTCAAGTGGGTAGCTAAGTCGTTTGCTTGCGTAGTCTTTCTTGTTGGTTTCAGCATTCGAAAATATAAGCTTCTCATCCAACGAGTGAAAGTTATCTCGAGTCTGCTTCTGGCAATATCGGTGCCAAGAGTCGATCATGCCAGATTCCGAATCCCACATATATCTCGGAACGACATTTTCACCATGCTTCTTCTTCGCTTCTTTCAACTCATTAGAGATTTCTCGATCAATCAATTGCAATACGTCTTGCTCGTCCGTAGACCATAGGCCGCGCTCTTCGACCCAAACAGCGTAGAAGTCGCCGCCTCGAATCATCAGATCTTCAGACTTGATAACCTTGAACTTAGGATATACTTCCCATTTGTCCTTCTTATACTCTCTCGTCGCAATTTTCAGAAAATCGAGCATTACATTTCCAAACCTCCTTCCTTCCTTACTAATTAATGGTGTCTAAATATTCGCACATTTGGCACCAAATATCTACACTTCGTAAATCTCTCTCGGTGTTTTTTATTGTAAATAATCCGCCTCGACCATTTGGCTCATAGTCTCGATTAAGAAAACGATCAATAACGCCGGCAACATACTTCTCGTCAAAGAATCGATTTTCCATAGAGCCAAGGCCAAGACTTACGACCATCCCCCAAAACCACTGTCCGGTTCTATCTCCTATAGCCGAGTCGGTCATTATACTTTCTTCGCATCTTTGAGCGAGTGCGGCCATCATTTCAAGAACGCTACACGGTCCGGTAATATACTTGTGAATATTGAGCTTTTCGTCATAGCCCTTATCCACAGCGAACCGGTATCTCAAATATACACCGTCTTCGGCTCGATCGTAATCGCCTCTAATAATAACCGGTTCAAACTCAACAGAATGCAAATATTCGAGAAGCTTGCTATAGGAGATGGTTTTCGCATAACGCTCGCCTGTTACTAGCGACACCATCCAGTCAAAGTATTCGCTCTGAATATGATTAGCAAAAGTCATCACTGGTCCGCTTCAACGGGATCATGTTCATAAGTCTCTTTATAACTACGGGTGTCGAGCAGAACTTCATAATCAATTTGCTCATCATCATCTCTGACAAATACGCTGTCTTTTTCATACTGGCCAAAGGTCTTGAGCGCGTCACTACCAATAACATCGTCTGGGTCAAGGACATTCCCCCAATCGTCCTCCAAGACTTCGTCATTGTACCATGTCAGACTCACTTTGGTGTAATCAACATTGTCCTCGTACTGCTCTGGAGTAATTACGTAGGGCTGTTTCAATTCCATATCAGCAGTCCCTCCTTTCTTGTCAGTTTCAATTGGAACATTAGAGTAGTTCTTGTAACCAGTTGTATCAATAATATTAATATATGCGGCTTTAGCTTTGAGGTCCTCTTCAACCTTATAGTTCTTATCGGGTCTAGGCTCTCTGTGCTCAAAGGTTTCCTTTACGGATGCGATTTCTTCGTTTGCGATCTTCTCGTATTTAGTCTTGAAGAAATCCCACGTGAGAAATCCACCGATGAACACGCCGCCACAAAAAATAATGACACTAGACAATTTATCGTTCATTATGCTGCCTCCTCGCTAGCCTTACGTTCAAAGTGGAACGTATATGCAACACCATTAACATAATAATCAAAGAGAATCATACCATGCTTGTACTGGAATGTAGTCTCCTCAAAATCAGGTGCGTAGATAGAATTCTCAGTCATATCAGGGTCGTTCACAGACGTCCAAGAATACTCATCAACGACTTTTTTCGGAGGCGTATACGTGCCATACCAAAGAAGCGCCTTTGTGTTTTCCTGAGGCCAGACAAAATAGACAATAACATCTTTACCATCGATGACAAGTTCGCCAGTCGACTCTTCATTTGCGCCGTCGTCTGCAGACAGAACCCAAGTGCCAGATAAATCAGTAGGCTTCTCTGCGGCACAGCCAAAACTGAGAGTCATGATGGCAATAAGAAGAGCGAACACAATAAACTTTTTCATAATACTATCTCCTTTAAAAATATAAGTTCCTTGGCCTCTTTAAAAACTAAGAAGCCAAGGATAATCAAACATATCTCTCATCGGATTACCACTCCCGATGCCTTCAGGCCCGTCGAGTCAAAGACTATAGAGAATATCTCCATCCACGTTGAAATCCAAGAGGATCGTTCGTTCATAGCCATTGACAAAGTCACGCGCCTTCTCATTATACAGATCGTAGATGCCAAAATCGACAAAGTTATCGCCAACCGGATTATTCTCATCATACACCCAGCCAACACGCTGGCCAATAACGGTCTTAGGAATGCCGAGCATCTCATACACTTCATTCAAGAACAGGCGACCATTTGCTTTAAGCTTTTCGTTAGCCCAATTCTGCTGCTGCTTCAGAAAGATGAGATTATACTCGGGATTCTTGGTCCAACCGGCACATCCGTCATCATAAAAACGTGCATAAATGCTGTAGTTATTAGGATCGGCAATCTTGACAGTCTTCGTCTCGGTCTTCTCATTGCCATTCTCGTCAACAGTGGTCTCCTCAATAACTTTGGTAGTCGTGCCGTACTTGAGCTCTTTATCGAAATCTTCGCCAAACTTTTCAATAACCCGATCGCGATAAGTTCTAAAGCTCCTGTCAAGTGCGGTATATGCCGTGCCAATAGCAATATTTCTCTTACGAAGAATGGTCGTGGAGCTAAGAATGCTACCAGCGGACAGACCCGCGATGATTAGAGACGGACCATAGAGCTTGACAAACTTCATAGCTGCCTTAGAATATACAATCACGAGATCTCGCTTACTGTCCTCTTCAGAATATTCACTCTCGGGGACCGCCTGGTCTGCAACCAGATCATGAATCATATCGACGGACGTCTTAGTCTCGTTAATAATCTCGCTAGCTTTGGTCGTGGCTTTGCACGCCATAACCGTGCTAGTAACCATGCCGACAACGCCGGCGACAGCCATGATTTCAGGGCTGTACTTCTTCAGCTGAAAACCGACATTGTGAATCGCTCTGCTGAACTTTGCAATAGTATCTGCTTTATTCATCTTTATTTATCCTCCTTAAAATATAAATTAGTTAAGCGGCAACGCTCTCGGAAGCTTGAGCATGTAGCCGTCTCTTACATGTACGGGCTCGGCAGTTCTAATATTCTTCCAGCCGTATTTGTTGTCCGTGTATTCGCAGGAAATACCAACAAGATCATACATGTCGGCAACACTTACAGACCCGTACGTCTCAATAAGTTCGTCCATACTCAAGAGAACCTCCTCAGCTTCGCCTCTGGTCTCAAGAATGATATCATCGAAGCTATAGCCAGCTCGAGTGCGTGCTCTCGGTGGATCGTCGAATCGACTGGCACCTCGTCCTCCATTATCATAGTAGTCTCTATAAGAAACTGTGGACGCATATGTGCGCTTCTTGCTCTGGCCTACTTCGCCATACAAGATCATGTCAGCGCCATTCGTGACAATATCATGAATGGCCTTCTTGATGGTCGGCACAAGCACGTCCATCAAAATATAAGACTTCACTTTCGACGCATCTTCCGAAATGAACATGCCACCAAGTTTGGACATCTCATTTTTCTTTTTTGTCTTGACTACACCCTTGGTAACCTTAGTGATCTGCTTCTTTTTCTGTGAAGCAAGTGCACTTTCTTCTCTGGCCTTGTAGGAATTAGATGGGCAACTATCCATGATTTACTCCTTTCAATCTTTTACAATGAGTTTACCAGGAAGCGTAATTTTGCTCCTTGGCACTTTACCATTAGACACTTTATACTGATATGTGAGGTTTGCTCTTGCCTTTTTCTCGGATACTGCTCTTGTTGATCCTTCCCATTTATCTGCGATGCATCTATCAAATTCCATCACAGGTCCGGAATAGTAATATGTGTTCATAGCAAATCCTCCTTTGCAAACAAAAAAGGAAATACCTTGTTAGGTATCCCCTCTTTTGAACCAGATCATTCCTCGGTCTCTTCTTCCGTAGAAGGTTCCTCAATGAGTTCAGGCAGATCGTAGTCGTCCTCAGGATCGATGTCGTCAACAACGTCCAAGCAGGTGCGCTTAGTTCCAATGGTATAGCCGACCAGAACACCAGCAACGATTGCCGCACCGCATGCGACCTTCTTGCCGTTCTTCTTGATACCAGCCTTAACCTTGGAAATAAACTTCTTGCCCTTCGATTCCTTGACTTCGTCAACAACCTCAGTCTCGATTTCCTCAGCCTTAACATTCTTGATTTCTTCCATTATAAAGATCTCCTTTCAAATGTTTAATGGTTCTCATAATACCGCATGTATTTTTCGCGAATCACGTAAGATCCGAATACCCAAATTTCGGGCTCACCTGATAGTCAACAACCAAGCACGGTGTGCCATCATCCGCCACAAGCGAGCTGAACGAAAGATCAATCATACCGCGCTCAATGTTCCACCCAAGATCGTCGCCGATTGAAATATGGTCGAGGCCAATTTCATCATAGAATTCATTGAGAGAAATATACATGTCGCTGAGCATCTGCCTATTAAGTTCATTCTCCGCCTTTTTCAATCTGTCCATATCAGACTTGAAATACCGGCCAGAAATCGAGTCATAACAGGTAGTAGCACCTCTTCCTGTGATGATAACCTCGTTTTTAGACACCGGATTCTTCTCAATTCGGTCCTCGGCGATCTTATCTTTAATAAGATGCTCTTTCTTCTCGCCAATCGTTTCGACAACCTTGTCCTTATACTCAGCCAATGCTGTTGCTGAGATGTTATAGGCTGCAGCAAGTGCCGTATTACGTTTGAAGTTCACGGAACTTGCGGATACGATGCACGCAATCGATGCTGCACCAGTGATCGCCGTAGGAATATAGCACTTCCATGCGATCTTGAAACGATCTTTCTTATTAAGCTCGATGTCCTGTTTGGCTTCGTTGGAAAGCTCAATCTCTCGATCCAGAATAAGCTTCTCCGCTTTAGGGGTTGCGCGCACGGCAAGCACGACCGTAGACACCATGCCTGCAATGCCGATGCCAGTGAGGATCTCAGGACTATGCTTAGCGACCGCATTCTTAACGCTCATGATAGTGTTGGCAATAGCTTCTTTGTTCATCTTTTGTACTCCTTTCAAAAATAAAAAAGAAGAGACTATTAAGTCTCCTCTTCCTTTCTTGCGTTCAATGCTTCTTCTACTTTCTTTTCAACTGCACTCTCCATCTTCTTGTCATTGGCAATGCTGGACAAAAGCGCACCAACTGCACTCAGTCCGATGCCTCCGATAGTAATCAGTTTGTTAATGTCAAAATTAAATTTCATTTGAAGCATCTCCTTTCTTCACAATAGGGCCTGTAATTTTCACGAATTTGGCTCTAAAAATATAATCCAGCATTCGAGTCCATCATCCATGGTCGCTTTTTCTTGGCTCACTTTCTGACCACGTTTACGGGCTTCCTGCTGAACATTAACAATGGAAGACTCAAAATATGTTTTGGCATAATAGTCATAAAATAGCATAGAAACCTCCTTATAAAAAAGAAGAGAGCCTAAGTTTCCTTAGACTCCCGTCTTGCTGAATTCACAAATGGAATTAGCTCTTCTTACAAAAGAACTTCTTGAAAGCGCCTTCCACCTCGTCATGGTACTCAGCGAGCCAGCAGACCGCGTACCCGACCGCACTAATGGCGGCAGATACTGCGCACAGCTTAGCGTAAGCACCCCAAGTGATAGGTTTCATAGTCCATTTCATAACAAATTGCTCCTTTCAAATTTGTTTATTCTTCCACTAAAGAGCATGTAATTTTCGCGCAAATAAAAAAAAGGAAGAGCCCGTTAAGGCTCAACCTTTCATTTCTTCTTATTAAAAAAGCAAGCTTTAATAATAAGGATGATAAATACCGCGCACAAAATGATGTCTCCATAGACCACAATGACTGACGTGCCCCCAATAAGAATTGTAAGCACTGCAGCCACAGCAACCAAAATTGCGACAGCAACCAGCAGTGTAAATGTCATCATATTATTTACCTCCATTTTTAATATGTGTCATAATACACATTGTTTCTAACGCGAAAAATAAGAGACTCATTTAAGAGTCTCTATTAGATGAACCTTTTGCGATCATAATACAACCCAAAATTACGACAATAAAACCAAGTACCATCATAATATTAGCCTCCTTTTAATACACTAATTTGGTTCCATAATACAGAGTGTTATTGTCGCGAAAAAATAGGAGACTATGTTTAAATAATCTCCTATAATTGACCATATACGTTTACTTCATCGAATGAAAGATTCTTCTCATGAATTCTCGTCCCGGTCCAGATGTGACAACTCCAGTTTCCTCGAATTTCCAAGACTTAAGAGATCCCCAGACAGTAATACCCGCCGTGCAGACGATACTGGCCGCCGTAAGACAGTTCTTAATAACTCGATCTTTACGATCATCCGCAATCTTTTTCAGTTCAATGCTATTCTCAATCTCGCGATTGTCAGCATTGGTCTGAGCTTCAGCGTCGATCTTATCGATCTCGATAGCTCTATCCAAAAGCTTTGTCAGTCCATCTACGGTGGATTTATACTCCTCGGTACCAACCTGAATCTTTTTCAGTTCGTTGAACCCGTCCTCAATTCCATCATGCAACATGGTTTCGATTCTCATTATAAATTCCTCCTTAATGATGTGAACAAATACGTTCCATAATAGAGCCTGTAAATATCACGAAAGATCAGCATTATCTTCAATCTTCAAAACTACTCGCTTTTTTCTCGGCAATTTGTCGAGATCGGTTGTAATCACGATTCTATATATATCTTTTTCTGGGTCAGAGTGATCAATTTTTAGAATCCCATACCCGGATATAAGCTCGTTAAATAAAACCGAGATAAGTACACCAACCACAAAAGAAACAGCAATCCACCAATACATAATAAATCTCCTTTCAAAAAAATAAAAGGAAGAGCCTATACGGCTCAACCTTTATGAAGCTTACTATTAATAGTCTCTTTCATTTTCCTCGCCTTAGAGCCGACCGCTTCTCGAACTTCCGGAATAGACATAGCCATCCCCGCAAGTGTGATCGTGGGAACAATAATCTGTCCAACCCAAAGTCTGATTTCACGACTAGTCTCAATCTGTTTCCAAGTCATAATAAAATCCTCCTTTAATAGTTTTGCATAAAAGCAGTTGTTTTCTTCGCGTACAAAAAAGAAAGAGCCCTTGTTAGGACTCCTCCTTTAAAGAATTTACTTGCCGTTAATTACAAGATCAAGAAACTCTTCGTACGTAACTACCAGACCATCAGTAGTAATGCACATAATAATTCTCCTTTGTATGTAAAATTTTTCAAGTGATTTCTTTTCATAATACACTATGTTTTTTACGCGAAATAGAAAAAAAGAAGAGGGCTTGCTTGAATCGCGAACCCTCTTAAATATAATTTACTTGTCTTTCTTGGGCGTATTGTAAGTCATGGCCTGCTTGCTATCAGTCATGCCAGACGTAGTCGGGTCATTAACAACGCCAAGAATAGCAAGCACCGCAAAGACGGCGTTAATAATGGCCGTAAGCTGTGCACCAAGGCCTGCAAAATCCCAATTGTAGCCAAACGGGGCCGCAATCACTTGCACAAGCAGAAGCAGGGCCGGAATAAGAGCCAGCCAAAAAGATTTGTTCTTAATACGCACTTTCCAGTTAATGTTCATAATTATCTTTCCTTTCTAAAACATGTTTAAGCTGTACGTTTCCACATATATACCGCGAGGTATGGGGGCATGTTATTATGCGCATTTCCGCCGCCAGCATAGCTCATGCCAAGTCTAGCCCACCAGGTTGTCTTTGTCTGAGTTACACTATCAACAAGATAAACTCCTTCATCTGGCGTCCACTCACTGTCGCCACCAGCATTACCAGAGTACATAGGATGCGTGTGCTCTGGCATTTCACCCATTGTCAATGTATGAGTCTCCTCGCCTCCCGTGCTACCGGCAGTATGCGCACTAGATTGCCCGAGCAGAAACTTACCTTGGATGGCTTCCCATGTTCCCCCGAATAATGTTTGAGGCGAGGTGTTATTAACGCTGATGTAGATACTTCCGACAGGATACACTGCCTCCAAAATGAGAGCACTCAATGCCCTTGAATAAATCCATCCGGATTCGTCGATGACGGCGACTTTAGACGGTTTTCTTCCAAGATCAGTCGCCGACACTGTTTGAAGCCACGTCCCAGTTACATATTGACCAACAAAATTCCCACTAGTATTTATTGTCGATGAAAAAGTCGCCGGCATTTTGACATTAAACCCATCACCATCAGCAATGCCGCCGAAGGTAATTCCTTTTCCAGATGCCGGAACATGATAAATACAATATCCGGTTGAAACCGATGTCGATTTTGAAGACGATGAAATCGAATCGCTGACAGTAAACGAAAAAATATAAGAATTGTCAGCCAAAGTTTCAAGAATAACAGACCCCGTTCCAGAATAGCCAGTCGCAGTGAGATTTTTGGTTACCCATTCGGATTCTGATCCTGAAGTCGTTTTGTACTTAAGCACTATGCTTTTTGCATTCTTGTTTGCTCCGGCGACATTAACAATTTCATATCCGTAAGTGACCTGAGTGTAATTACCCTGTTCGTCTTCTGTGCTATCTGTCTTTGACTTGCACCTACGAACGGAAAGAGCTGTGACTTTTGGAGGCGAATATGCTGCAATACTGGCGGATGCAGATGCGGAATTTTTTCTATTTCGGCTATCTCGAACTGTTGCATCAATTTGGCATGCACCAGACAGCCCGCTTGTTGAAATATTAAATGATTGAGTCGAGAATGAGCCCCCTGGATAGCTCCCAGAATATGATTTTATTGTTGAACCATATGCTCCAGATGCAGTTATTTCTGCGTGAATTGCGGACACGCCAGAAACATATTTTCCAAAATACTCAAGGCAACTCTTTTTACTGCCAGATACCCAAATTGATGAAGTATCTGATAAAGATATTGAGCAGTCTGGGATTACAGTGTCCGGTATCGTGAACCAACTATTTTTTACTGTTGATCCGATTAAAGTTCCGGAACTATCATATGTTGAGAGTGTAAAAGAAGCCGTCCCTCGGATCACATTTGGAGAATGCTTTGCCCAATCAAACGGCGGCGTAAATTTCGCACTAGTAGCTGAACTTTTAGTAAGAATATCTCCAGAATATGCTTTCTGAATCCCGTTTTCAGTATATGTACAATGATATGACAAGGTGTCTCTGAATGAGCTCAATTTTCTATCAATTGTGAACGAAAGTTCGTCCCCAAGGGTCCAAGTTATTGGGTAAGTCATTTCAGAGACTCTTGGAATCGTGGTTAAATCAACATAAAAATCATGACTGTCGGACGTAAACCGCTCGTGGCTAATGTATGCAGCAACATTTAAATTTCTGGTTCCATCTTCATTATGCGGTATGTCTAAAGTTTTTGTAAACAGATCAATGCCGCTATCTGTTATTGCATCGCTAGAGGTAACGGTTTGCGAGTATGTATCGTTGTATATGAAGCAATAAACAGTTCCGTTTCCGTAAGTCGTGTACCCAGTATTTGTTCTATAAAAGTTGATACTTACAGTAACATTTGACGAATTATTTTCCACACTATAGGAGTTTTCCGTTACAGTAATTCTATATTTAATAAATTGATTTGATGTGCCAAAGGCCTCGGATGTTTCAGATATCATAAACCGGCCCTCCAATCATATGAAAATTAATCATGAACTTTAAGGAACATAAGCGATTTGTCAGACCTAGGGACAAATGCAAAGTTACCAAACTGGGCTTTTTGGTTAAGTTCCACAACTATATCGCCAGTATAGAAATTTGATCCGTCCCATCTCCCGATAACTACCCCATTATTTTCAAATTTAATGGCTTCATTATCAAGAGTTAATGTCAGATGCTTAGCATTTGGATTGTCATTATCATATGTTGAATCAGAACTTATTTTAATTCCATTTTTATCAAATGTTATATACTTTCGTATTTCATTGTACTGTTCAGAAGTAGCAAATCCATCGAGGTCATCTTTAGTAGCTTTATGGGAAAGATCGTCCTCTATATTGAGCATTTTATCGTCCGTATTCTTTTTATCATCATCGTAGGAGGTCTTATCAACATAATTACCGAGAGCGTTATCGGTGTAAGTTTTGTAATCTGTACGAACGGTTGTAATCTGTTCCGTAATTGAAAAATCAATGCTGCTTTTGGTCTGATTTATTCGTGTCTCTGCATTTCGGATTGACTCATATGTGCTAGATATCAATACATCTGAATATTTAAATTCTCCGTTTGTATATACGGTGCATACAACAAAATATAAAGTATCAGAATCGTTATTGGGATTGGAATAGATTGGCTCAGTCGTAACCCAAGTGGACGGAGGCGGATAAGTAGATGGCTTTTCCGGGGCTGCCAAAGTCGAAGATTGTAATAAATAATATCTAATTTCTTCGGTTGCAACCTCGCCTCTTAGAGAATCGACATCGTTTTTAATGGCGTTTGCCTTATCTCCGACCTCTTTTACTTCGCTTGTTCTAGCGGCAGGAGATGTAATGTTACCTGTGACAATCGCCATGTGGTCCTTTATCCGCACAGTAACACGCTCGCCATTGGCAATATTAGTTGTGAACGATGCCGGGGTGAGTAATTCAGAGCCATCCAGCTTTACGTATTTATTTCCATTTTGAATAACGGTTGTGCCATAAGCAGTAGACTCTTTTTCTTCTTTTGGCTTATTGCTTGCAAGTTTTGCAAACTGAGATACTAACTCACTAGATAAAGGCATGAACTATCACCCCTCCCATAATTTAGTAGTAAATACTGCTTTCTCGCTAACCGGAACACCCGGCTGACATTTGATTGTTTGACTTATGACCTTAGCTTTAATTCCGTTAAGTCCTGGACGAGAGTAGTTAAAGCGCACACAGTCGCCGACTCGTACTGGGCAATAACCATGCGTGTATGACACGGTGTACTCAAGACTTGAAAGATCTCGCAGTTTTTGCTCTGCATACGCTTTAATTTTATCATCTGTAGGATAGCCAATCAAGCTTGGATTACTTTCTCTCTCCATGATCTCTCGCCCTCGGTTTACAGTAGAAATTGGGCTGTTTGGATCGTCATTTACAATTTTAGTGTAAAAATTATTGTTTCCATCAGAATATATGACCTCGATCGCATTCGGAACACCATACATGTCGTGCTTATATGTCAGATCAGGATATAGAATCGAACTATTTCCATCATTATACTCCCACATAGGCTGAAGAGAAGCAGTATCTTGATGGGGCGCAAATAGTACACGCCCCATTTCATCAAGATCGAATTTGTGCTTAGCATATGAGGCCAGATCAGTCAAGAATGCGAGCCATGTATCAGATGTGTTTGCTACAAAATCGTAGAACAGTATCGCAGAAGACTCTGCTTTAACTACTGGCGCCCTGAGATGCTCACGAGTTAAAGTGTAAACATCCTCCATTGCCTTCCGCCCTTTTGGTATATAGTACCCGACAGACGGCATGCTTTCTTTGAGCTCTAGCAATGGCGTGTAAGCATCGACTGACATGTTATTCCGTTTACCGTCAAAAGAAGACTCAGGCGTCTGAAGCAAATATGTTCCTAGAGGGAAACGTTCTTGAACTCCATTTTGAATCGTTATGAGATAAACTCTGACATAACATTCGCCGATAACTTCAGACAATTCGAAAGTGGCAGAACCGAGTGTATCTGCGTCGGAATCCCTGCTAATCGTACAGGATTTAACATTCTCGAGCCTTTTTATGTCTCTCCAGCTTTTAGGATCGACAATATAGTACTCGAATGTCTGCTGCATTGATGCGGTCCAATCGGGCATATCAGATACCTCCTGAGACTCTCTTGATTGTAAGTGTAACTGGGATTGTCATATCACGATGCTTCTGGCTAAACGCAACCCCAACATTTGCCCAGTATCCGCTTCCAGACGGTTCACGAACATAAGCATCTCCGGTCCATACTGCTAACCTACGAAGTGCATACAGTGTTTCGATATCGGATTTTGGAATCACAACATTCCATGTCTCTCCTTCACCAAGCTGGGTTCCGTAGTAACTGATCGGATGCTTACGGCCGATGTACTCGACAAGCGAGCTATCGACAGCATAAGAATTGCTTACATCAATATTATACGGTAGACGTAAGAATGATCCAGACCAAACCGGCTCGACATAACGATCAGAGTTCACGGAATTGAAAGACCGCCATTCCTCGTTCCACTGAATAATACATGCTTTTTCATTGACTGGAAACAGCGGCAAGTCAGAGTATGAGATAACACCGGTTGTATTATCAGTCGCTACTACTCGATACCGTGCATAATTAAGCGCCGGGTGCGGGTCGGTTATAAATGTGCCTTCAGCGTTATTAAGATTCGACATAATTTCAGTAAATGATCCGTCGATCTCTCTTCTATAGACGGCCAGAGCAACATTCTGCACAAGCGCGCCAGTGCTATCCTTACAATACGGACGAATAATTGCAGACACTGAGTCATAATCGATTCCAAGTTCGGCATTAGGCGTATAGGAGGTTGCGGTCCAGCCGACCGTAAAGGAAAACGTGCTTGATGCATTGAGACCGGAGTTCATCGAAACTGTGCAGACGATCGTATAAGATATTCCATTTTGAAGAGAGATATCTCCTGCTGACAACGTAACTGACAAAGGATTTGCCGACGTGTCGAAGTACTTAGAATATACCTCATCTCCAGACCCGACGTTCTTATGGTTTCCAATCGAATCTGTCGCCGTGTACGCCTGATTCGCGATAACCGTTATATAATATCCAACAGGCGATTGGGTGGCCGGACCAGCTGCAGCCGAAATATTGATCGGAAATGATGTAAGAGTCTGAACTGTACTTCCATATGAGTCAGTAACTGCAAGATTCAGTGATGGAACAGCATAGACATCAACTGTTCTCTGAATAGACCAATCGCTATAATCAGTAATTCCTGTAATACCTGCAGTACGAACTCTCCACTGAATTTTACTTCCTTCAGAATAAGAAGACGTGTCAACAGTATAAGACATCGTCTTCTTATCATCGTCCTCTGTGGAACTGTCAATGGTATGCGTTTCTTTTACGCCGTCAACATCTATTTCAATTTGTGCAGATGTTTGGGTCGATCCGTCCTCTGCGTTGTGAAGCCAACTAAGGATTACATTATCGCCGACCATGCATGTGGTAGAAGACGACCATGTCGTTGGAGCTGAAGGAGTTTTGCCAAGAACAACCGAAACAATAGGAGACCAATCGGAACTTCCGGCGTCGTTTGTTGCCCGCAAGCGGAAAAAGTATTCGGCCCCCGTTGTAAGCCCAGTCTTTTCATAATAAGTAAACTCGATCCCGCTTACGGTAGATGACGCATCAGAAGATCCAAGATATTCTTTTTTAGTTGCATACTCGATATCATACGTGGTGGCGCCAGTGATCTTGGACCATGCCAAATATACGGATGTCATCGTTTGGGCCCGGCACGTTGTGATGAGCAGGCCGTCCGAAGATTCCGGTTTTGTGTGAACGTTTGCAGAATAGTCTGACCACCCGCTGATGCCATGGTCATCAATAACGTCAGTTTCCACAGTAGTAAACGTCACGTTCTGCATTATATCCTTCGTTGTGCCACTAGATGGCTTTCCGGTATATGATTTGACTATTGTTTTGGATTTATGCGTTCGAACAGCCTTTGCTCTGACCTTATACTCACCGCCAGCGCCAATGTCGCAAGAAAATTGAGCATGGCCGGTTATAATCTTGGCCTTTCCTTCAGAAACCACAACGTACTGGTCGTTTCGAACGACTTCGAAATATATCCAGTTAGTCCTACCTTCATACTCAATTGGATTAAGGTTATCGAGACTGGCAGTCAATTTATAGTCCTTCACCGAAACCGAAGGCGTTGGAGGAGTTTCTGGCGGAGTATCGGCCCCAAAATAAATGCTCTTTTGAGCCCATTCACCCCACCAGTAACTAACCTCTGTATCATTTGCCGTATAGGTGGCAGAGACAGGTATGACTTGAAGTGTTACTTTTGTGGCATTATCAGGAGCTGACCATCTTGCATACTTCCACGTAGCTTCTTCTTCACTTCCGACAAAACCATTATCGTCTCCGGTCGAATACCACCATCTGACTTTGTAATGGTCTAAGTGGTCAAAAGCCTCATTGGACCATGTTGCAAAAAGGTTTCGCGTGCTGCCGCTTTCTGCCTCGATTCTATCGATTGTGACAATATAAGCCATACTTATCTCCTCCCCTCTATAATAGATGCGCGAATAAGAGTCTGAATTGCATCAGACACTTCAGATCCACTGTCATAGGTTATACCATTGATCTGGTAGGTGTCACCAGACGCTTTTCCGATGGTCTTACCAAGGTCCTTAATGGCCGAAACAACATCATCATTAGCACCATTTTGATTACGGTTCATCATCGCGCTAATCGAGTGAACATTAGAAAATGCGCTAACTGTCGGGTCCATAGCGAGCATATTGCTTATTGCATCTGAACTGTTCTCGACATTACTCAAATCGACAATCGGCCTAATCGTTGGCTGAGTGTTTACATCGTCAGTCAAAGCAGCTGTAACATTAGACAATACTTTGCTTGCAGAACCAATGGCATCATTGCTCATGCTCTCGACTGCCCTGGCTCCAAGATAGCTAAAGCGTTCTATGCCCTGAGCGAAGCCTTCGGGAACTCCAGCACCAATCTTTCTAAAGACTTTAGAAGGAGAATTTATATGAAGTCTTGATCTTGCAGCACTTTCCGTATTGTCAGCCAACGCTATAGCAGCTCGTTGAGCCAGATAAATATTGTCTCGTATGCCGTTCGCAAACCCGGCTACAAGGTATCTACCAGCATCGTAAAATTTCGACATACCACTTCTAGCCGAAGACACAGCCTTATTAAGCGGTGCATCAAATGCGTTTTTGATTGTCGAATTTTCAACATTAGTAGTGAATGTAGTCGATGCCTGAGTCCCGAGACCACCAATAGAAGTTACTATAGAATTAAGGCTGCCAACATTGAAATTTGCAACCGCTTCGGTAATGGAGTTTAATGCAGTGGCTGCTGAATCATAATATGAAAATTCAACCTCACTGAGTGTGTTTGAAAGGTTCTTCATACTAGTGCCAAGAGCTTTCAGCTGATTACTAAAATCGCTCGCATTCTTGTTGCCGAAAACCTTCTGCCATGCGCCGCCACTTCTTGGAAGTGCCTTCACGAAATCTGCGAGAGCCTCCGCAGCCGGCACAGAGTTTTTAATAGCGCCGACTTTTAGGTCTGTAACTGATTTTCCATAGTTGACAAGGGCAGTTCCAAAACCGCTAATATCATTGGAGAAAGACGTCATGTCCTTGTTACCTAAAAACTTCTGAAGTGTTCCGCCACTATTGGGAAGTGATTTAAGAACCTCGACAAGACTATTCGCTGCCGGAACAGAATTGTTAATAGCGTCGACTTTGAGTTCTGCAACGGAATTACCATAACTAGTAAGAGCATTGCCAAAATCCTTCAATTTAGAGCTAAAGCCAGAAAGATCCTGCTCGCCAAACACAGTTTGAAACCAGCCTCCTTCTTTAGGAAGCGAGTTAAAAACCTCAGCTAAAGATGCAGCAGCCTCGGCCGATGCCTTAATTTGTTCGGAGTTTACACCAGTTGTAGCATTGCTGAACGCGACCATAGCTTTGCCAATAGCTGTGAATTTCTCAGAAAGTCCGGTAAATGAGGTCCCTAGCCCAATAAGACTAGCAATTCCGCTTAAGAAGTCTGCGGCAGTAAGAAGAAGAACTGCCTTAGTGATTGCCACAATGCCATCAAGAAGAGATGTGTCGCTTCCGATCATCTTACCAGCCGTCACGAATGGCATAAGATTGACCATAAACATTGACAGGCTAGTGGCAATCGACGGAAGAGCTGAAGCAGCAGTCTCGGCAAACATTTTAACAAAGCTTCCGATAAAATTACCGAGACCTTCGCCGATCTTACCAAGAGTAGCAATGCCATGATCGAGGAACTCATCCATACTAGGCTGATACTGAGAAAGTGCCCCAATGCCGTACATAATACCGCCAATTGCTACGATTAGGGCCGCTAATGATCCAACACCAATTATTGCTGCTGCTTTAAGCGATCCAGCAAATGCGAGAAGTACGCATGCAGTGGACAGCGACACAACAAGAATTGACAGTGCCGCAGCATTCTCGATAGCATTCGAGACATTGAGTGCAGTCATTTCAGCTAAAACAAGTCCGAGGATCGCGAGAACACCGGACATTGCATAGGCAGCAATAATCGCTTTGCCACTAACGTCGCCACCGAAAGTAGAAAGTATGACCATACTCGTAGAGAGTGCGAGCAGTAAAAGCGATAGCCCTTTAGCATTCTCAACAGCATTCGAGGCATTAAGCGCAGACATTGCAGTAAGAATTGCTCCAAGAATCAGCACTACGCCAGTCATCTTGTAAGCAGCTGCCATTGCTTCATCAGCATCTTTTCCAGCAATGCTGAGAATAAATAAAGAAGCTGCCAATGCGGTAAGCAGTACGGCAAGCGCCTGTGCACATGGCAATGCCTGATCCGGGGAAAGTTTAGCCATGCCGACAATAATAGCAGCAAGAAGTCCAGTTACAAGAACGAGACTCATTAATCCGCCAAACTTTTTCGCAAGATCTTCGCCCTTAAACATCCCGGTAACAGCAACAAGCAATGCAAACGTCGCAATAACTGATGCCAGTGCACTCTTTGCAGCATCAAGAGATGCGGGATCGAGGTGCGCCAACGTCATAAGCGCAACAGTCATCATCGCAATCGTCACAGTTAAAAGCACCAGTGTTGACTTGCAATCCTTGGCAAGATGCGTAACCGCAATCAACCCAGCGAACATAGCCTCAAGAACTGCAATAACGCCAACTGCTTTCCAAAGACCATCGGGGCTCATATTCTTAAGAACAACAATAACACCGGTAAGAATTAGCAAGGAACCCGCAGCCATCAACAGCATCATTCCAGCTCGATGGGCAAATTGTCCTGCGAGATTTGAAACAGCAATCAGCACTCCAAAAATGCCAAGAAGAGAGATAAGAATCGGTTTTATCCGCTTGAGATCATCCTGGGATATTTCAGCCATTGCTTTGACAGCTTTGACCATAGTGTACATTGCTGCAGCCAAAGCCAGCATGCCAATTCCACCAGTAGCTGCATTTGTTCCGGCAAGATTTGTGATTGCCATTAATGCGGCCAGGATCCCAAGTATGCCGATAATAGTAAGAAGATTTTCTGCTATCTTATTTCCATCAAAATTGCATAGATCGTCAAGAGCGCTCATTAACAATTTTAAAGCGATAACCATAGCAATAAGGCCAACTCCACCAGAAAATGAAAGGCCCTTAAGCCTCTGTGCCGCTATACTAAGTGCTAAAATCAAGCCAACAAGAGTCGCAAAAGATCGATCTAGACTATCCTTATCAATTTTGCTAACGCTTTTAAGTGCTTTAGCGAGTATATATACAGCTGCCGCAAAAGCAATAATAGCTGTACTGCCTTTTGAAAGCTGAGGCACTCGTTCTCCAAGTGCTACAGCCACAACGCCAAGAACTCCAATTAGTGCAATTAATACTACGGCATTTTTGTATGTCTTATCGTCAGAACTCAGCCCATCCATTGTTTTAAGTGCAAGAGCCAATAAAGCAATGGCGCCTCCGATAGAAAACATTATACCAGAAATCTTGGCTATACCGGAAAAATTAACTTTGCTAACTGCGTACGCAAGAAGCGCAAGCATTCCCATTAATCCGATAAGTGTAAGAAGAGGCGTAGAAAGTTCTCTATTTTGATTTATTTCATTAATAACATACATGCTTGCAACAAGAAGCGCAACGGCAATTGCAAGCTTAACAACCGCGGAAGACAAAACATTAATGGCTTTTGCTTTATCTATGAATGTCTTAGCATCGATGTATTTAGAGATAGACTTCTCAATTCCAGCAAGCCCTTTAACTACACTAGTGACACCGGCAATAGGGCCTTCCAACATTTCAAGAGACTTTCCAATGTCCATCACGGACTTAACCATCAAGGCGGCCATACCGTAACCAAAAATGTCGCCAATTCGAACTTTGGATCGAACTTCTTCGGCGAGATTAAAGAGCGACGTCTTAAACCCATCAAGGATACTAGTTGCAGACCTAAGTTCGGTCTTCATAGACGTCTTTAAGCCTTTAACTTTATTGGTTATACCTTTGAAGCTGAAGTTAAAATTAACTTTAAAGAACTCGTCTAAAACATTCTTCTTAAAATCGATAAGCATAGCCTTGAGATTGTCAAGGGTAATTTTATCAAGATCTTTCCAATTATCGATGAAATCTGCGATCCGCTTTCTACCATCGGAAAAGGCTTCTTTAGTTGCATTAAATGCATTAACTATGGCAGTCTTTACCGACGTCACAGTTTTCTGAACAACCGGTAATTCTATAAAGGCTTTGATCCAATCTCGAATTGCCAAAGCGGCCTTCTGAGCATTAGTAGCAATTGCACCAAACGTTCTAACAAATATATTATTAGAGTTAAGCCACTCTTTAAATTTTGTAATTGCATCGCCAACCGCTGCGGTCACGTCAAGAAGACTAATGTGTAATGAAGACAATAGTTTCGACACAACTCTAAGAGCGACTGCCACGGTTCCGCCAACAAAATTCTTAACAACACTTAATGCTGAGAAAAGCCCACTAAATGTTCTTCGAAGTTTATCCGCCGTTTCATCGGTCATAACAAACTTTTCAGAAAGAGCATGCAAATTCTCTACCGCTTTGTAAACACCATCTGATAAACTCTTAGGAGAAAAGACGTCATTCCATGCGGTTTTAACGGTTTTAAGAACCTTTGAAAGCCCCTTTAAACCATTTTGAATAGCATCCAGAAAAAGGTCTTTCTTAGTAGGAGTCTGAAGATTATTGATCAGCTCACTAATCGGTTTCCCGGTGTCCTTAGCCTGCTGAGCAAGATTTTTAAGAGATTCTGACTGCTCTTCAGTATATCCGAGACTTTTAAGTTCGGTATCAGACAGACTTCCGATGACTTCTTCAAGTTCCTCAGCTTTTACAGTACAGTCAGACCAGTTCTTGCCATTACGAAGCCAAACTTTATTAACGAGTGTCTGAACTTTAGCATAATCCTCACCAGCATTTGCTAAAGCTTTTACTCGCTCGGCGCCATTGCCAAACTCACCGCGAATAACTCTGACCGCAATGTCTTGAAAATGTTCCAAACTCTGCGCAGCATTGCCAACTGCATCTGCAGCGGAATTAAAAGCCTTTGTTGTCTTAGCGACATCTCCGCCATTAACTTTCGCAAATGGGTTCTTAATATCTAACTTCTCTAAAAACCCGGCCAACTTATTAACCATATTGCCAATGGTCTTGGTTGTCCACTCCGCGATCGGCTTAGTTATTTCATGAATCTGGTTAACTTTCTTTCGAATGGCATTGAAGAGATTAACAAATGGGCCGTTTTGGGCTATAAGCGGTTTAATAAAGTCTGCACCGATTCGTCCAAGGGCCGACTTAATGTTTGACAACGCGCCTTCGAATGTGCTGTTAGCAGCTTTCGCATGCTCACCAAAGGCATCATCCATAGCAGCGGCAAAAGTATCAAATGAAATTTGGCCCTTTGATACCATGTCTCGAATTTGGGCTTCTGTGTACTTAGTACCATCGCCGATCTTGGTCAAATAACTTGCCAACGTTGCGGCTGCATTCATACCTCTGCCAGATAACTGAAGAAGCTGATCGCCCATCATTCGACCCTGGCCGGCAACCTGAGTAAAGATCCGGCCAATGTCTTCATAGGAGCTGTTTGTCATTGCAGCGACACCTGCAACACCTCTAAGAGCCGAGAACATCTGATCTCCAGCCTTCATACCAGATGCTGCTAACTGAGAAGCCACTTTCGCTGCTGCGTCCAAACTGTATGCCGTTCCGTCGACAGCATCGCTGACATTCTGCATAACAGCGGCAACGGCTTCTTCATTTTTAAGAAGACCCTGAAGCTGGAAATTCGCATTCTCCAGATTCATAGCTCTTCTTTTGCCGCCATTGATGATGCCATTAGTCACGAAACCAACGGTCTTCTTTGCAAAACGCATAGCGGAGTCGGTAAGATTTTCAATTACTCGCATGCCGACGATTCCCATAGTGGAGAACCGGTGCTCGACTTTTTCAAGACTGGCCGCTAAACTTTCAATTCCAGATGTATTTTTTGCAGTGGAGTTCACGTTCTCAAGGCCTTTTGCAGCGCCTTCGAGATTCAAACTCTTCTTGAGCTTATTAAGACTTTCGGTGGATTGTGCCACACCTTTCTCAAACTGCCCATTCTCGAACCGCATCTCTACGACTCTTTCATCTACTTTTTTGCTCATGATTCAGTGACCTCCTTCCATGCGTTATTTGCTATCGTATCGAACAGCGGCTGAATTGCAGGATTGATATAATCTCGCCCTTCGACCCAGCCGCCATTTCCAGTTCCATGCCCATACTGCAATATAATGGCAATAGGCACGCCTTCATTAATATTAGAGTTATAAAAATTTATTGAAGCTTTTCCATTTTGATGCTTCACTTCATAATACCATGAATCGGCAGTCAACCCGGAATCAACAGGGGTTGCAGACGCAAGAGCAGCCACGCCTTCTCGACCATACTTGTCAAGTTCGCCAATTTTAATAACGTTCTTTGCTCTTTCCAAGAATCGATTTAAATTAGAAAAGTCACCCTTTTGTCTGAACCTTATCAATGTTCATCCCTACTTCCGAAATGTATTATTTACCCATAAGTTCGGCAAACCGATAGAGAACCGCAACAAGCTGCTCTCTCGTCATGTAATCTTCCCACATGCCATTAAACTCGACGTCCGAACCGCCTGCAATAAGGCCGTTCTTGACAGCCCAGCCGCGTGCCTCCTTACTCCAGTTAGAAGCATCATTGTCCTGAAGCTGGGCACGATATCTGGCCATAGCAGTATCAAACATTTTATTAAAAGTATCCTGAGTCATATAATAATCCTCCAGTCGTTTATTAACTTCCGCAGCAATGTCATAAAGACGATCATAAATGTAATCGCCAGGGCAAGACTTATTGTAGAACCATCTGTGAACAGTCATATTTTGTTCTTCCGGACAGCCAATAAGACTTTTATCAGCTCGCCATTTAAGGGATTCGATTCCGTTTCGAATACAAATGTCGACAAGTAAATCGATAAGAGACCCGTAGACGGCGTCATTAATGGCATACGGATAATATGCATCCGAAGCGCATTCGATTGTAATTGCTCTATGGTCATTCGAGCTACTCGAAGAGCACCAAGAACGGTCTTTCTCTTCGACATACATACCGATTCTTCCATCCGAACCGATGCCATAATTAGACGATGCCTGAGTATTGTAATTAGCAAACAGGGAGCCAAGGCCTTCAACACTAGCCTGGCCAACTACACAGTGAATAGTAATTGTATCGATTTTATGATTCCTAGGATTCTTGCAAGGGCTAATCCTAGTATAGCTAACAAGAGGGCTATTGCTCATAATTATCACCCTTTCGTGTTTAATTTCTTCCTTCGTGCAGCATTCAGAGCTGCATTTCTGGACATGATTTCATGCCTGCTTCTCTTCTTAGGAGGCTCATTCTTAATACTGCACACCTTAATCAGAGTAAGCAAACGATTCAAATGCCACTTTTCGCATTCAAATGGAATGTTAAGTGCAATCATCCAATAATATATCAATTCAGAAGTTATCTGCTCTCGACTAGGACCAGTATTCTTATCATCTGAAAAATATGTAGCGGTCATAGGAGCAGCAATATACTTGTTGATCTCGTCGATGTTCGCTCGAGTCAAACACAAGTATACTTCAGATGGTATATTCCTTGTGATTGTCATGCACTTTATATAGTCAATGGTCTCATCTCGTGTCTTATCTTCTTTAGAAAAGAAACACTTACACCATTTTGATTCCCATTTTGAAAGAGAGACGAGAGAATGCTCCAGTTGCAAAGTCTGCTCTCTGACAACAAGGAATTGCCCACGTTCTTCATCGAAGAGTTCTCTTCCAGGAACAGTTATCTGAAGCATCTCTTAATCTCCTTGCTGGTTAGATTGCGGCAGGGGCCGCAGCTACTTTCTCGGCCACATCGCTAGGCATAATTCCGTTAACAAACGCGGCAGCCTTGTCTGCATCCGTCGCAAGCTCCATGAAGAGCTGAGAATACGCCTCGGTCTGGGAGAACTCAGTCGCGAGCTCCTCAGACTTAATGAAGCGCTTACCATCGGGGCTCTTCTGGCCATAAGCTTTGAGAACAAGCTCCTTAAAGATCTTGATAATCGCCGGCGCATCCTGAGCATCGACAATCCGTTTGATCATTTCAGTAAGACCACCAGTAGTACCCATCTCCCATTCCATGAGTTCTGCCTTAGACAGATGGAACCAGAAGTCCTCGGTTCTCTCAACGCCATTGTAATCAGTGTATTTAATGGTTTCCTTAAGCATTAGTAATTTCTCCTTTCAAATTTAGAAAAGGGCCCCACGATTAAGCGAGGCCCATAACGTTAAATAATATTAGACCGACGCCTTCATGAGAGTCGCGATCTCATCCGGAAGGGGCAGACGGGGGTCGACCGCACCGGTAGTATGATCTTCGCCAGTGCCATCCTTACCGTAGAGAATTTCTTCAAGCGCGGTGAGCTTCGCAGCATCGACCTTAGTAGAATCGATAGTCAGAGAAGCAGTCGGCTTGAAGTTAGCCACTGCAACAGGAGTGGTGCTCAGCTCCCACGAGAACGTGATCGCGTCCGGACTATCATTGATGGTCGAATACGCTTTCTCGGACGGGGAAGCCATCGCGCCGTAGATAATATGGAGCTTGTAGCCATAGTCGTTGCCCTTGGCATCGTTACCAAGAGTCGTACGATAGCACAGACCAAAAGTCTTACGAGCCTGCTGGCCAATGCACACACCTTCAGTAAGCGACGCAGAGCCATCACACTCGGCGAATTCATCGGGGTAAGTATAAGCTTCAACGGTTGCGCCGAACTCCTCATTAGACATCAGGTTAAGATACTTGATGTCATCAGCGTAGAGAGCAGTTGCCTCTGCGCCAGAGGGGCTCTCCGTGATAGCCGTAAGACCATTCCAAGCAACACCCTTCGGATAGGTGCCGCTTGCACTCATGGGGTAAAGGACACCATTCTTTACACCGGTTTCATAAAAATGTTCACCAGTTTTGTCCCAGACAAGTTTCATAGAGCAAATCCTCCTTTAATAATATAGAGTAAATACATAATGATTGAGATTATCGGCAGGATAGTATCGATCGTAACTGCAGTACCTAAACTGCGACAATTTGTCGACATATTCGTTGTCTGGATCTCTGTCAATAAGTATTACTTCATAGGCTTTCGCCTGCTTAAATGGGATATCATCCGCATGCCAATTTTCGACATCGGACAAAGAGTATCGAATTGCTGGATACTTCATCGATATCGACGCTGGGGGTTGAAAATACACGTTTCTCGATCCGAGTAATTTTTCAAGCTCGTTTTGTAATTCAAGTCTACTGCCCATTGTATACACCGCCCAACGTCAATATCAATCTAGGGTACGAAACTTCGACGTTCGAGATCTTCCATTTCGTACCCATGAAAACAGCATAGCGCATAGTGTGAAAATTGTTCGTGGCATACGGATCAGCCACAATACTAATTTCGTTACTGATGTTAATATCGTCATTAACTTGGTCGGCACTTTGAAGCCGACGAGTATTGCGGATCAAATCTCCGTAATAAGAACGTTCGACAATTTGCTCCTCATATACGCCAGGCTTAGTTTCGACCGTACTAGCATAGCCGATTTTACCGTAAAATTTTGCCATTTTGAATTTTCACCCAGACTTTACTTACTCGTCGGCAACAGCCGCAAGATTGGTCAGAACCGTCTTAATGTCGGCGCTGGAGCCGGTTGTGGTCACATAATTGACGGAGCCGACTTTGCTAGCATACGCATAGGAAACCGGAATGAAGTAGTTCGTACCGATGCAAATGACAGCACGCTTGATGAACGCGTTCATCAGCTCGGCATTCGTAAACTGCTTAGTGCAGCCCTTATCGACGTAAGCCTTGCCGTCGGGAGTAGTCTTGCCATAGATGACAATTGCGGCGACATTCTTGTCGTCAGCATGATCGAAGATTCTTTCAGTAGCCATAGTATGTTACCTCCTAAAATTATTTATGTTCGAGTTATAGACCAAACTCAGGCAGTGGGCTCTTCCAGAGCAATTGCGGAGTACCACTCGACAAGAGCACCAGAGACACGAGTCTCCAGAAGGAGCTTGTACTGGTTGAAGTCGATATCGAAGTCATCGAACTTCGTGATCTCGCCGCCCTTAACGCAGCCAAGCTGGTAATCAGCCAGGTTGACAAACAGGCCAAGGAGCTTCTTCTTGTTACCGTCGGAAGTCTGGCGAGTCAGGCCCTCAAATTGCTCGATGGTCTGAATATCACGGACGTTCAGAGCCGCAACCAGGTCTGCCTTCGAGGAGTAAATACGACGACCATTCAGATCACGAGCAAGCAGCATCACGTTGAGCAGATGCGGCGTGCAGTAGAAGGTCAGGTTACCAGAGCCCTTGTACTTCTCACGGGAATACAGAGCCGCCTCGATAACGGCCTCAGCATAGACATAGTTGTCGCCGAAGCTCTTCGCAGTATCGGTGCCCTGAAGCTTCGCCTTCTGGCCAGCAATGTCAACATCCTGATGGATGCAGTACAGCTCGTCATCATGCCAGATCGGGCGGATATGGTCTTCCTTGATTTTATCAGGATCGGTATCCTCACGGCCATCACCAATCAGGATAGCCTGAGCCAGAGTCTGATCCATGGTATGGCGCATGATCTTCCACTGGTAAGCAACAATATCAAAATCGGTGATGTCAAGAACATCATCACGATTGATCTTGTCCTTGATATAGACGGTCTGAGCATCGTGGGTACGGCCAAGCAGCTGGATCTGCTTCATTTCCTTCTTGTAGTCGCCCTTCTTCTGATAACCCATAGCCTTCAGCTCAGCCTGGCGAGCATCAGCACGACGGGTGCGAATACGGCTATACGGAGACTTATGAACGCCGTTGATAACACTGGACACCCAAGTGTCATCGGGATAGAGAATCTTCGGCTCCTTCGGGTCAATATACTTGTACTCCGGCAGGAGCATATCCATCGTCTCAGCATCAAAAGCGTCATGCTGCAGTTCATTCTCATTCTCGTAGATCTTACGAGCCTGCTTAAAGCTGCCGATACTCGGGGTCTTGGAGAGCTCGACAATCTGGTCGAGATCAGAGTGGGTCAGGACCTTCTCGTCCTGCATACCATCGGTGTCAAAAACATTATGCTTCATTTCGTTTCCTCCCTCAGAATGTTTCATTTTATTGCCGTCATCTTCATCTTTTTCTTTGTTTTTATTTTTGTCTTCATCCTCATCTTCGTCTTCGTCTTCATCACGATCTGTGATATATCCGATCATCGCATAGACAACCTTCTTCTGTTTCTCAGTAAGTGTATTAAACACATCGCCAATGGTCTCTTCATCAGAATGCTCAAGAGATTCATTATTTTCATTCATGTCAGATTTTTCCTCCGATTCATTATCTTCATCACTATGAAAAATTGTGATGTTCTCGCCAGTGAAAATTCTGGCTTCCTCTTCGCATTCCTCACCGTGCTTAATAACGGATTCGATAGATGCACCAGGGTTTGCACCCGCAAGTACCAGACTCACCTCTCTAATATTACCATGAACAACATTCGACATATTCTGTTTAAGCTGATTTGCATAAATAGAGAGAGAAACGATGTCACCATGCTGAACAAGCAGTTTGCCAGTCTTGCCAGATTCCGTGTCGTTAAATGTGCAATATGCATAAACACCTTCGTCACGGTTCTCAAGAAGAGCGTGGCCAAGAATCTCATTTGGGTCATCATGACGATGATTCCAAACAAGCGGAACGGTCTGACCATCATTGTGCTTAAAAGCATCTTTCATGATAACTCTGCCATCAGAGCATTTGAGATTTGCTTTGGTAGCCCATCCGCTAAAATCGAAATTTTCCATTTTGATTTTATTCTCCTTCTTCTAAATTTTCCGTGTACTCTTTATAGATGCCCGGGTCTTCTTTTGTTTCCGCAATATTACTGTTACGCAATTCATCAGCCTTAGGATCATCAGACGGCTTCATTCCAACAATTTGTCGGATTTCATTAGACGTCATGATCTCATTGCGAGTGAACTTATCGGCGATCTCAGCAATATCGTTAACCGGAACCAGTTTGAACGGATTTCTGAAGAACTCGATCGACTGATTCTGAGTACGCGCAGTTTTAGTAAGAAACTTTCGTTTCATTTCATCAGCAATCGCAGAAACGATTGGTTCGATAGTCCGGCTGTAGTAATTAAGCATGGTCTTTTCATCAGCAGTTCCATCGAGAATCGTTTGCGTAATGCCAAGTTGGCTATACAGTTGGTTTGTAAGATACTCAACCTGCTTCATTAGATTGTTTTCTAGCGATCGATTAAGTTGGGTAATCTTTTCGGTTCCATCAGTATAAGCAATGCCATATTTGGACCCAGCCAGTTGCATTTCTATATCTTTTCTTCGATTCTCTGCTTGCTGGCGACGAGCATCCGTTTTTATTACATAGGGCAACTGAATGATCAAATCGAGTTTGCCAGATGCAGTCTGCTCGTCTGTTATATCGAGAAGACCGAGCTTATGAACCAGACGCTGCATGGTTGAGTTAGGCTCATTCATAACAGCATAAAGAGGGTTTTCTACAATAGCCACCATTTTCTTAGGAAGCCAAATCTCCTCTTTATTTCCTGTTTGCTCATTGTAGATCCGTACCTGCACATGCCGCGGACGCCACTGAATAATTTTACCAACCCGCATGGTCTCAACATCATATGAATCAGTGACCTTCGGGTCTGTCGTAGTATCCGTCGGAACTATCGCAACGCAGCCCTCATCTAGCATCGACATAACAACATCTTGCTTAAATGCTCTGCCAGTTTGGTCCATATTGGCACTCAATGTGAGGCAATTATTAAGACCAGAATTGATTTCTTCTAAAAATCGTCCATTCTCATCGAGACGAACGTGACGAATATCAATAGCAGACACATCTAGAGCAATTCTATTTAGAACTGAAGTGGTTATCGATCTCTCATTACCACGAGTGAATTTGGGGCGATCAGGTCGATAGTAATATGATGCTCCAGTGTCCCTGAAGTCAGCAGTCGGATCTCGACTTCGGAAAACATTCCAGGCGTGCTTAAGCCTGGAGCCAAAAGACTGTTCCATTTTGATTTCCCTCCTTCATTTGGGAGTGTATCTCAGTTCCACAAGTGCAATCCATTCTGGGCCAAGATCTCCTTCTAATTATTCAAATGCTTCTCTATTAAGTTTAAATGCAATATAGGCGTCCATCATAGCCGCCACAGCATCAATCTTTTGATCGTAACGCTTCTTGAGCAGCTTACGATTGCCATTAGTATCCTCAATAGTAATGCAGTTGCCCATCGCGAAGGTCATAAGATCTTCATCAAACAAAAGCATTCTTTCTTCAGATAATTTCTTGAGCTCTCCAAGTGGGACAGACTCGGTTTTTGCACCCTGGATGACCTTCTCGATGCCGAATGGCCCATTCTCTCGCTCCCAACGCTCGACAAACTCTCTAGCATTGTAAGGGTCGAATCCGAAGCAGCGAACATCATACTCTCTTTCTGAAATATGATTGTCGAGATCTTCATAAACTTCCATCATGTCGAGAACAGTTCCTGGCATAACAACAAGACTGCCCTCTTTCATGAACTGATCATACTTTGTCCGCATTGCTGCTGGAAGTTTCATAAGCGTCAACTCAGTAATATAGTTACGAGTCTTTACACCAAAGCTGCCATTGGAAAGTGGGAACAAGAAAGTAAAAGCGCAGAAGTCATCGCCCTGAGAAAGGTCCGCCCCAAGAGCACAAGGCATCTTCCAGAATTCCCGTTTACGGTGAGGAAGGGTCTCTTCATAAGTGAAGTAATAAGTATAACCTTCCATTGGGATTCCGAAGCGCTTAGCAAGAATGTCATTTCTTACCGCCGGATTTTTCTCAGCACGCTCCACTTCGAGCTGATACGTCTCGTAAGTAACAGTCTTGCCAAGATTTGGATTTGCCTTTAGCCACATATCTGGGTTATTAACTTCCTCAATGTCGTCCAATTTGTACCACCAAATGGACACATGCGGATTGTAATACTCGCCCTTAAGGATGTCAGACAATTCCATTTTGATTGTATCGCCGCTTCCATTTCGGACAGTGCCTTCTGAACTAATTGCAACGATAAGGTAGTCATTATTTTCAGCCGATCCCTGCTCCTTAGCTGCGCCCTGCTCAAGTGCGCCTATCGGATCTTCTCTAACATCGCCAGAAAGCCATTCGTCAACCGTCGCTATCTTAACTCGCAAACCCTGAAGTTTGTCAATCGACATGGGTCTGACCTCAAGTATTGAGCCAGTAAGAAAGTTCTGAATTCCTTTCTTTGTCGAGGCTAATTGGCAACGATTCGCTCTTGACCCAGTGGTGTTCTGAAGAGAGCCTTCTGTCAAAAACTTATACAGCGGCCCTCTAGCTCTTGTGATGGCAGTTCGAATCGGAGACATAACTTCCTCCGCCTGAGCCATTGTTGGAGCAGTCGTGACCTGATGCGTGGTTGCAGTATCGACATTTAGGAAGTAATTCTGAATACAAGACGCATACATCGATTTAGCCGAGCCTCGAGCGACGATCAGATACTGTTTGTTAACAAGGCGCTTTTTAATACGTTTCTTTTCGTAGTGTCCGCCATGCCCATCCGGAGAAGGAACATACACACTTCGTTCAACAAAGTAGTACCAACCGAAAATCTGTTCTGACCAAAGCTTAAATGAATCAAGTAAATGAAGGTCTTCGCCATTTGTCAATGTGAGTTCATTTTCGCAGAATGCAATAAAGCCATTAATAGCCTCATCGTCATACCAGATTCCAGGATTTGCAATGAGATCGTCGATTCGGTTCATCTCCATTGAAATCTCACGATTAACTGGAATCTCGCCTCTGATAACAGCATCTCTAAACTGATCATAATAAATTGGAGTGGCCGTGTTTGATAATGACATTTTATGCCGCCTTACTTTTTGTCAGTCTGCCCCTTCTGAGGGTTGACAATACGTTTGTTTGCATCATCGGACGAGACACCGGCAAGTCGATTGATGGCATTACCGACGATGTGGTTTCCAGCCTGAGTTCCGAGATTAACAATGACATTCTTACCGATGGATTCAAGGCAGTTCATTGCAAAATTTTTTCCTCGACTTTGCGCCATTTCGTCCCTCTGTGCATCGCGATACTTTTTCTCAAGAGTCATTCTTTCTAAACGCTCATTAATCTCAGCATCTGTCATTTCGCTAAGGCGCTTCTTCTTAGGCTTCGCAGTTTTCGGTTTAGAAGATTCCTTAGTTTTTGTTTTCTTATTTGTTACCGGTTTACGGTCTCCGGCGTAACTTGAATTTGTTCGCTTCTTATTAATAAGCGAGCCATCTTTATTCTGATATCTACGAACCCCCCACTTCATGCCAATTACACCATGATGGTAGAGTTCGCTTGAATAGGTATTAGGCTCCATAGCTAGCCCTCCTTTCAGCTAAGGACTTCCCATCCCTGAATCTCTAAATAGATTTTGTCAATGAATGAGTTTCCTCCTAATGCTTTATAAGCATTGTATTCATAAATGAAATTTTCGTATTCGTACTGTCGAACAGACTGATCTTGACGATGATGATAATAGAGCCGAAGCATATCCGCTCTCAGAAGACACTTCTGGCCGTCTTCAACGGTATGCATCCCAAGAAACTTTTTTCTTAACGGCTTAAGAAGCGCGACTGCGCTTAGTGCAATAGCAAAAAAGACATTAATAATACTTAGAACAAGTTGCAGTCTTTCCATTTTGATTTCTCTCCCCAAATTTTATGTTAGATATAGTGAATCGCCTTGAGTTTATCGGCGCTCCACTCAAATAGCATAAATCTCTTATGGGCCCCAATAAAATCTTCTCTGTCAGACCATTTGTCAGTAATCCCCCCGGATGACAGCCTTCTGACCATTACACCATATATGTCGGCTTCTCCTTCATGATGAAGATGACCGGCATGAACTTCACGAATCGTTGCATCCGCGAATTCTTTTGGAAATGCCACTGGAAAAATGTGGGCCAAAGTTTTAGCAGTTGCTTTTTTGGCATCGCCATGAGTAATCATCACAGCATTACTCCCGTAGCTAATAACCTTACGAAATTCTAAAGAATCATCAACTACTTCTTCGCCATATCTGGCCAAAAGAGTCTGCATGAACATCCAGGAGATACTCTGATCATGATTGCCAGGAGTGTAGATAACCTTAACTTCTTCTGCGTTTTCTAAAGCAGCATCGATAATGGCGTACATGAATTGCTGGCCGTCTTTCACGGCTCGAACCATGTCCACTTTCTCAATGCAGGTTCCTCTTGTTGTTAGCCCATTAATAATGCTATCGTTATGAAAGAAGTCTTGTCCAAATGGAATCACGATCTTATCCCAGTGATGACTGGTGATTATCTCTAAGACATCATCAAGGACCGATTCGTAATAATCCATAAAGGCAATGCCCCAATGCATATCGAAAAGCGAAATCTCGAGCATGTTTTTGGAATCTTTAAATGAGGGCTTTACATACTCATACTTTTGAACTGCGGTTTTAATAGCAGCCAAAAATTCTTCAGGGTCGAGCGTTTCAACGTGTTGTTTAATCCACGCTTGAATAATCTCCCCATTCGCTGCCACTTGCACTGTCGCGTCATGAGCAACAAAACCCTCATAAGTTCCACAGTCAAGAGTTGTATCATCAGGATAGTTCTTTTTAGCCCACCTGACAAGAACTGTCCTAAATGAACGACGGGTCATTGGATTTTCGACTTCATGCTTGTAATATGAGTCGTAAATCTCATGGCTGCTCATCCCGGCTTGTTTCATTTCACAGCATTTTCTTTTCACCGCCAGCGGTGTTCCTTTTGCCATGCATCATGCCTCCTTGGGATCAACAGAAATGTTGATGCGCCACTCCAATTCGCTCGCCATACGATTCATGGCGTCCATTGCAGCAGAACTAGCAGGAGGGTCAAACAAAAGCCTGGTTTTCAAATATACGAACGACTTCACATCGGAGAGTCTAGCATCATCCCCGATAAAGTCGGACCACTCAGCGGAAGAATCTTCGATGCTGAATCCGCTTGAAGGACCGACGCCAAGCTGGGTAAGTATAGAAAATACAGAATTGATGTGAATCAGAATGTCAGTGTCAAATTCTGTAGCTTCAGATGGTATTCCGAGGAGTTTTTTAATAGAATCCAAAATACTAGTTTCCATTTTGAATCCTCCTTCATGTAAATGTTCTAGCGCCTTCTTCAGAAATCTCAGAACCAACAGAGACACTCTTTTCGCAAAAACCAGCTAAACCAAACTCGGTATAGACTTTATAAAACGCTTCCGTCGATTCCTCTTCTGAAATTACTAACTGGCTTGGTAATTCTAATGTGCATACAATGTCTGAGCCGACATCTGGCTCAGAGTAAATGTCTAGTACACTCATTCTTGAATTTCCTTTCATCTTTTCCAGGGGCACGTGTCATTCTTTTTTCGTTCGATGGGCTCCGAATCCAAAAGATTTGAGTCACCGTAATGTATTGCATTATGAGTAGAATGGATAGTAGTAATTAGATACTCTGGATCTAATAATATCTCAGTCCTCTTCTCAAGATCCTCGAGAGTCATTGGATTCATATGATGAATAATAACTCTCTGCCCAAAGATTTCGTGCCCAGAGACCCCTAGATCGCACCCAAGATCCCTGGCAATAACTTTGTCTCTACATTGCTTCCATTCAAGCGAATTGTAAAACATTTGATTAAATACTCTGTCGAAACCAAAAGTGTCTCTTCCGACTGAGCCATTAAGTTTGAGATAGTTGAATCGCTCTTCGAATGTCGGAAGCATAATTAGTTCAGAGTATCTTTTAAAAATCTCCATCGGTGCCTCCGCCGCTATACTGCCGCATAGCAATAATAGCATCTCTATAAAGTTCCTCTGTTCTTTGGCTAGATTTAATAGCTTCAGTCTTAGCAGATATTAGTTCTTCCTGCTTCTCTAATATTTTAACCTTAAGCTTAGCCTCCTGCGTTGCTAACTTAAGGAAGTGGGTTGTCTCTTGAGAAGAGGCAGTTCCCTCGATCAATCTTTTCTCTACAAGATCTGTCGCTAAGGCTATAAGCTGATTTTGCCTAGCTTCTGGCGTGAGTGCTGGCCTTATCTGGCGAGTATTGCCAGAAGACTGGCTGCTCTTTACTTTTGCCATTGTCCCTGCCTCCTTTCTTTGCAGTTATGTAATGGTGCAGAATACCATTGCTGCCATCTGATTCCTTTATTCAGATCTGGATAAAGAAATCATAAAGCATAAAGCTCTTTTGATGCTTATATGATTTCTTCGTTTGCAGTAACAATTACATTTTCCAGCGTGTCGTAAAGCACGATTGAAAAATAGGCTGCGCCGGTAGTCGCGGAAGATGCTGTTGCTTTGAATTCAAAATCGATAACTCCATTGGCAGAATCAACGTTTATAACAGTCCCTGCTTGGCCGTTTCCAACATTGTAAAAAGATATATATCCGACGTTGACTTGGGTTCGGTCAGACTTGAAAAACTTGATAGATTGATATGATATATCAGAGCTCCCTTTGCATCGAATACGCACGACATCCCCATCCTTGATTGGGAGCAAGCCCGTAATATTCGTCCCTGTGTTTTCAATAGGTGCACCGCTGCTGCTATTGTATCGCATATTTTTATACATAGGCGTATGCCCGATGATGTTGCCATCCATGTCAATCGCGGCATCAAGCAGGTTTGTATATGCTGGGGCTTGGGCTACAGCGGTTGCTGTGATAACAATATCGCCGATCACCTTTGGAATAGCTATGACCCCATCTTTGTAAAATGTGGACACGTCCACACCTCCCATCATGATTTTTACATTGCTAACTGTGCACCCAATGTCAGCAGTTATCGCAGTGCAATAAGACTGACCGTCAATGACATACCCTCGTGGGTTGCTACTTGTGCATTTTGTCAAAGCGACCCGTACAGCTCGCCTCAGCACGTCCGTGCTGCCACGCAATACAACAGCAGTCACGTCCTCCCCACCCATCGTTACTTTGATGGAGTCAATCAATTTGCCGTTCGCGGGAGTGATGCTTGCTACGAACGGCTGGTACTGCTGCACAGATGCCGCTCCGTTGCTGACTGTGACACCAGTGAGCGTTTTTGTGATGCTGTACGTTGCGGTATCTGCCGTCACTGTCGCTGGCGTGCCGTCGATCATTGCCGCCCGAAATGCATTGATCTTTTCGATCGTAATACCACACGAAACCATGAAATTTACAACCTTGTCGCGGAATGTTGCCCCCGCGTATGTGCTCAGATAATTGATTTCGCGCGTCCACGGCGTTTCATTGCGGCGACGTGCTTCTGCATCCGTGCTGGCGCCAGAATAGAAACTTGTGATTTCATAGTCCTTATCGCAATCCGACTGTGATACGCCCAGGATTGCTTCACACAGCAGCGCAACCACACCAGTCCTGTCTGCACCCGCAGAGCAGTGGAAATATGTCGGCTTGTTCGCGATGACATAATCGAAGAGCGGGTCGAAGATCGCCTTGATATTCCCGCTTGACTTCTGATACGCAAGGTCGTTCCATGTCATATCAACCCACAGCATATCTACGGTCGGTCCAAACCCACTTTCCGTCCTGCCGTTCAATTCGGACGCGAATCGCAGGTCAATCTCCTTTAATATCCCCAGCATATCCAGTGCCTGTTGCTTGCCATCATTGGTCAAATAGCCGTACATTTCGCCGCCACGAAACAGCAAGCCATACTTGACTGTCCCACCATCGCACGACCAGCCGCCAAGATCGCGTACATTATCCACGTTTGTCATGTAGATCATTCGGCAATCGCCGGTCGGCTTAATGATGCCCTGCTGGATGATGCTACCGTCAGCGTCCAACAGCACAAACTTCGACACCGCGCCCGGCGTACAGTTGTAAATCGTAACAGCCCCGGCGTCCACGTTTTTGGTCACGCTGTTGCCAGTGTAGCCGTCCACCACGGTCAGCGTCCCCGCTGATTTCACCGTGATCGTAGCCCCGACCGGGCGGTTGGAGCTTGGTGTCGTTACGTAGTTTGGGATTTGCGATGTTGTGTAATCACTGGGGTCATAAATGACATTCTGCAAAAATCGCTTAACTTCGTCTCGCCGTTGATCAAAAGTGTATACCTCCGTCGGTGTGCCGGTCGTAATGCCTCTCACAGCGGCCCCCATCTCCCCAATTTTATAGGTGGTTGTCTCACCATTCTTTTCTCGGATGGCTGCTGCAATGTCCTGTACGGACTCTTCTTCATACAATTTTTTTGCCATCAGTAGCTAACCTCCGTGCCATCGTCAATCGTCACAGTCTGTGCTGTGCTTCCATCATAGGTGACAGTTGTGCTGCCTATCTTGATTGTCAGCGCATTGGGATTTTTCAGAGCTGTAGGAACTTTACTGTCAACATATCCCTTTGTTGCTGCATAGTCTGATGTATTAGCCCCAGTCGGGGTACGGAGATTTGCTATCGCAACGGCACAGTTTTCATTGGCATCCTCCAACTTAATTTCTGCTTTCTTTTCTCCAATATCAATTGTGCTCAGATATATACCGGCCAAACCCTCTTCTCCCGGCTTACAAATCATAACCGGAGATGTGAGAATGTTGGAAGAACCACCGCCACCACCTGTAATCTTAGACTTAACATATTCTACAGTCGCAGCCGCATTAGTATCTGTGTCGGTCGGCGTTTTCACACCGGTCAGCAGTGTGGGCGTATTCTCGTTTACGTCAGAAATATTAAGTTCAAAATTATTGCCATCCCTGCTCGGGGAAAGGCCGACACCACTTCCAAGACTTTCGTTCGCTGGGGATAACGTCAAAAAGCCCTGAAACTGCGGACTGTTGTGGCCAACAGCACCGATATTCGTTCGCGCCTGACCCTGCTGCGCTTTATCCAAGGTCTGTGCTGTATATTGCACAGCATTAGCAGCGCCTCCAGTTCCAGCAGAATGGTCATCAATGTACTTCTTGAGTACCTTGTTCTGAACTGGATTTGTAGATGCGTCAGACATGGCAGTGTCCACAATAGTCTTGGTCGCGCCATCCTCCACGCCATCTAACTTAGTTTTATCTTCTTTGGACATCAAGCCATTAGTAGACGCGGTCGCCACTTCTGTTCCAGCCTTGCCTTCCAGTGCAGATGTAATAACCTTGTTCTCCACGGGATTTGTAGATGTAGCAGATAATGCACTATCCACATTTGTGACAACCACTGCAGAATTAAAGAACCATCCACCCGATTGGACATAGCCACCAAGTTCAGCCAGTATATATTTACTACCGTAAAAAACGATATTCTGAGATGCAATCACGGCCATTGTTTCAGCTATGTTGAATGCCGTAAATGACATAACACCATAACTGCTACTCGTATGCTGTATTTTTACGGGTCTACCGGAGGACACTGCTGTATATACCTGCTCGGGGGTGAGTTCATCTGTATTTCCTATTAAGACGTTACTATTTACACTCTGATATGTCACCGCATTCGAATTGATTTTGATAGTATCATAACCAATAGCAGACCCAGAAGCACTATCCATCATGGTAGAAACAAAAGACGCCTTGCCAGCATTGGGCACATCGTAAAGTTTGTAAACCATCTCCAGATCAGGTCGACGAGCCTCAATGTAAATCCCTTTCTGGAATGCTTCATAGATCTCCTGGTTGGTCTTATCAGCGCTAAAGATGCCATCAGTATTCTTAGTAACAGTAACAATAAGAGCTGGCTCAAATGTCCCAACTACTTGCTCACCAGCCGCATCATGTGCAGTCGCTCCTTTTACAAGCATATCTGCAGTTACAGAGTCATTGGTAAGATCAATAAGAGTATCTCCACCAAAATTGACTTTACTTATGCCCATAGGGATCACCCCTCACTAGCGATAGTTACGGTTTTTCCACCTGCAGAATTATCAGTCTCAACATAAGGAATTGCAGCTACGTCAACCTGAGAAAGATAGTCAAATCCTTCATCAGGAAGAACGGTCTGACTAGTTGTCTTCGGGGTAACGGATTTTGCATGAACTTTCACGCTACTCGAAGGTTCGAGTGTGCCGGTTACGCCAAGGATAGTAATTCCCTGTTTAATATTAGCAGCGATGAGTTTAGCTTTCTCAGTATCGAGAATGGAAACCTTACCACTACCATCGTGATAACCCTGAGCAATTGAAACAGAATCATCAAGAGTCGAAATTGTAAGAGAAACAGAGCCATTATTTGGCATCGTGCCGACGAGTTTAGTCCCCCTTGCATATGCAGTTTTACCACTCAAAATCTCAGCAACTTTGACGTTAGCATCCTGAGAATTTACATCAAAGTCGCAAGTACCGGCAATAGTATTGCCAGTTGCATCATGCGCTGTATAACTCGTAAGAACCTTATCGGCAGTTACTGTATCCGCAGTAAGATCAATGAGAACTGTATTTCCATATACTACTTTATTAACATGCTGGTTGTCTGCCATAATTACTTTCCTCCAATAATTATAGTTTTTCCATTTTGATTGCTGACTTCATAATAAGGGATCGGCTCAATTGTTACGTCATGCGCCATATGTTTATCTGCTGTATTTAGAGACTGAGGTCTAATTTTAGGCGTAACTGTATAAGGTCCTGAGTAATCCTCGTAGCCGACAGGCATCGACAGTGACCCTTTAAGAGCTCCTTCCGAAACTATTGACCCAGAAAGTATTCCTTCAGACCTAATTTCGCCAATAAGAACCCCCTGCTCGACTATGAGGGCTTCGCTCATTACGTAATCTCCTCCATAATTTCGAATACTGACGGCTCTATAACTGTATAGACATCACCAGATGCAGTTGTCAACTGAACATCGTATTTGTACTTACCAAATGAAAGATTATCAGTATCCTCCGGCTTTATATGTATCGAATTAGCTCCAATTGTCTTCTTCTGGAATAGATAATTGGTATCTTTGGCACTTTTCTTTACAGTAAAGAAGAGAACATCACCACTTTGCATAATGTATTCATCATTATTTGCTGAGTTTGTGATCGGAATTGTAAGGCGAGCTGTGTCACCTCTAGTCAATCTAATAGTTCCGTCATCCTTTATGTGCAACATATGCTCCGCTCCTTTCTTAAAAATGATTGAAACAGGATAGCACTTAAAGGGGCTCATAAGGTGGAAGAAAGGATGTATTATGAAAGGAGAAAAGGCAACCCGCAAGAGAAGTAAGGAGCTCTACCAGCTGAGCATGACTAAAAAGTCTTAGGATTAACCTTATGAACCCGTTTAAATGCTATCCCATATGAAAATGAGATAGCATTCATAATTTGGGCTTAGGCCCATTCGTCTTCGTCTTTGATCATTATGTTGTTACCTCCACGGCCGACAATGTTCCAGCATCATCGACAGTTATCTTGAATTTCTTGGTGCTACCGGCGGTGGAAGAATTGACGACAACTTCTTTATTATCAACATATTCTTTTGTTGCAAGATCTTCACATTCGGCCATAACACCATTGGAAGTTACAGCAATGGTAAAATACTGTGAATGAAAACTTAAGCTGCTATTATTGATTCCACCACTTCCGCTGAAAAGCCAGAGATTATTAGTTGGTCCTGGGACAAATAGTGGAAGCACTGCCGTGTAGATTCCAATTTTACATCGGCAAAATAGTGTCTTTCCATTAACATATGCAGTTTTTATATCTTGGATAGGAGTTGCACTCGAAAGTGTATATCTTGGATACATTCCATCAAGTTCAACGTAATAGTTATTAGTGATATTCTCGTGTTTATAAGTGTTCCAGCTAACCGTATCCGATTCAATATTTAAACTACACCGATGCGTATACAAGTTGCCACGGTCATCGGTATGTACTCGTGAAAATATCATACCCTTATCTCCGCATAGACCGCCCTCAGCAATGGCAATGGTATAACTGTCTTCATCTACAATTCTAATTGCGCAAAGGCAGCCGTCGTCAATCTCGCTGCATCTACGTATAACTTCTTCTGAAGACGTGGTGCAAATAAATTCATTATTCTCTCCAATATAGCCTTCTGCAATATACTTAACACCATAACCCGCAATGCTTTTTGCTAAAATTGCCTGATCTGCCGCAGTAGCAACATAGTCAGACGGTTTCGGCTTCTTTAAAATATTAAAAGTTTTCTCGGCCTTGGTATAGCCGTTCTCAATGCTCCCAGAATATGCGTAGACAGTAATAGCATGAGTGTCCTGCAGAAGAAAATCCGGAATCTCGGCTTTGCCATTTGTAACAGCTCTAGTGATTGCTCTATTGCTACTGTACTTTGAAAAATGAACCTCAGAAACCAAATAGTCATCAACTACAATTTTACGGCCAGTATCCCACTGCCAAAGCTCAGTGCGACCGTCATCTAATGTAATATTCATAAATTACCTCCTTTGGCAATCATAAGATATAAACCATAAAATATAAATTTTCCTCCGGGGAATTTTTG